AATAAAATAGAAGCTAAGTATTTCTCCTTAATAAGAGAGCAAGTATTAAATAATGACCACCCTACAGAATTGCATGAGGCCCTAAGAAAGGTACATGAAACTGAGGTGTGGCAAAGCTTTACAGACTTACAGATGAATAATCCCCACCTTACTAAGGATGAGATAGGTAATTTAGCTGATGGTTATTTCTCCTATAAGAGGGGAGGTGATTATCTGTATGAGTTTTCTAATCGTCTAGATCGTAAGATCAAAGAGGAGAAGGGTATGAAAGCTCTTTATGATCGTAATGACCAATTAATAGGTTATGGTAAGCCGGTAGAGAAGACAAATCTTAAATTAGTGTGGGATTATAATAAAGATGTAGCTGTAGTTCCACCAAAAGAGTTAAATGGTATGGACATCGTTGCTCTTGAGAAGCCTTTCAAAGTTGGTAATGATACATTCAAACACGCCCTAGTAGGTGGAGATAGTGTAATTAGACAGTTACCAGCTCGTACTCTACCTAAGAGAGAAGGATGGGTTTCAAGAAAGAATGTAGAGAACTGGTATGTAACTGCTACCCCCAAGAAGGCTCGCGTAGATGGTGTAGATGTTATTGACAACGTTTCATTGAGAGCTTTACAAAAGACAATCGGTGCTGGAATGACCAAGCCGGAGGCTGTTGCTTTGTCTCAGAAATTAGCCAGACAAGAGGGCTTTCTCAATGATGCTGTAGATGTTAAGAAAGCAAAAGAGAATGAAGGAAATGCTACATTAACAGACTACCAAGCATTTACAGATGTTATTACATCTTCTAGAAAGAGGGGGGAACGCTTACCTACCCTTAATGGTTTCTCTCGTCTTGAAGACCCTATACAAGCACTAGCTGATACATCTAAAAGTATATTAAGATTGAATGCTTGGCAAGACTATAAGCAAGCGTTTCAACAGTCCTTTATGAGCTTTGCTAGTAAGTTCACTGAGGGAGGTACTTTCCCTAATAATCTTAATCAATTACGACCCTTAGAAGGAAGTAATACAGAAGAGCTTAAGGAATTTAAGGTAGCTCAACGTCTGTTTGAACAATATACTAACCAACAGTATATGATGACTAGTGGAGATCAACTATGGAAAGGACTCTTTCATGGTCTAGCTGACTCATTTGAAGATATAGGTTTTATTGGTAAGTTGGCCTCTGAGTTGTCTCGTGGTGTTGCTAGACAAGGAAACCTCCCTGTACGTGCCGCTAAAAGTTTAGCTACCAATCTTTTCATTAACTTAAATCCAGCTAAACAGTGGCTAATGCAACCACAACAACTGTTAGAGTTAAATTTAATATCTCCTAGCTATGCGGCAAAGGCTCCTATGGAGGTTCCTGCTATTATTACAGCTATACTATCCAGGGCGCCTCACCTTGGTGATTCTGGTAGTGTGATGTTTAAATCCGCACAAGTGTTCTCAGGAATGGGTGCGAAAGACTTCAAAGAATTAGTAGACATTGTATATGAGTCAGGTCTACCACAGGCGGTGGATCTTAACAGTATGCTATTAGGTACATTAGAACAGGCTAAGATGACTTTAGATCCTACAATACTTCAACAGACAGGAGATTTACTTTCTAATACATTGTCACTTATAGGCAAGGCAGGTAAATCTATTGGATACACTCCTGCTGAAATGGCTAATAATGTAGGTACTTGGCTGTTTACTAAGAATAGATTTGAGAATAATAATCCAGGCGTTGATTGGCGACTACCTGAGAATGTTGCCAGAATTACGGCTGATAGTTGGGATATAGCTCATTCTATGATTGGTAGATCAGGTGCATTCCCTTATCAAGATGGTGTGGCGGGTGTATTCTTTCAATTTCATGCAATCCAACATAAAGCATTTATGCAACTTCTTTCTTCCAAGACTCTTACGAAGGGGGAGAGGGTAAAACTAGGAGCAGCCAAGTTAGCTTTATATGGACAATATGGTCTTCCTCTGGGATTGGCAGTGGGTGTACCTCTGATAGACTACATAATAAACGAGACTGCATCCGAAGAAACGAAGTTAGCATACCATAGAAATAAGACAGGAGTTGTAGATTGGGCTGTTAATAATTTGATAAACATCTGGAGTGGTGATGGAGAGACTCCTAGTGACTTGTCTATATCTAAGATATTATCAGCACAACCAGAGACGGCCCCTGGCTTAGACTACCTAATAGCACTGTCTAAACTTACAGATAATAATCAGCCTAACCCTAGGTTTCCATTCACAACAGCTCTAGGTAGTCTTGGAGAAGCTGCTAATGACATACATAGCTTATGGGCTGTAAGTGAGAGTGATACTAGAGATAAGTTATTGGCTGCAGGTAGAGAGATAGTTGAATTATCCAGTGGAATGAACAACTGGGGTAAGGCCATGATGATAAAGAGATATAGAGATAAGCATAATAAGCTAGGAAAATTCTACGGTTTGGATCTCAATGAAGCTGATATGGTTGCACAAGTCTTTGGAGTTATAACCAGAGAGGAAGAGAACATGCACTTAGTAAGAAACGAGCAGTTTGAAAGAAAGGCACATATTAAGGATAGGGCGAAAGAATTAGTAGAACAATTACAAAAGATAACCCTAAAGTTAGGTACACCTGACTGGGAAGAATTCGTTAGACGTACACAGATATTGAATGAATTCACTTATGAGTATATTAGGGCAGATGTTAGAATAGAAGTGGAGAAACAAATGAAGTTTGCTCAATCTAAAAAGACAGTGAAAGAATCCTCTTATGAGGCTATCCTTAGACACCATACAGCTAATACTAATGGACGAACTAAAGAGATGATAGAAATAATAAAGAGTAATGCAGAGGGTAATGAAAGTGACCGACTCCTCCTGGAACGCTTGAGAAAGAATGATCTAATAGACTAAAGGTAAATATGGCTAAGAACGTAAGAAGTAGTGTAGGTTCAGCACGTACAGGTGTGGATGTAACTAATTTAAGTTCTCCTGATATTAGTGCTGCTGGATTTGTAAGACAGTCCTTTGCTGACGATAGTAGTAAGTTTGCTGCTCAAGGTATAGCAGGTGCTATTGATACCTCCACAAGGGCTTTAGGAGCTATCACACAGGGAGCTTTAGATATTGATGAAGGGTTTGCTAAAGCAAAGGTAGAACGTGATGTAGAAGATCAAATACAGGGCTTTCAAGACAGTAGAGATCCTGAGTTTCAGAGGAGACAGGCTGCTGATAGAGAAGGGGCTGCTACAAATCTATTCACTCTGGAACAGCAACAGAATGCTATATTCTCTACATTTGGTGCTGAAGGTGTAGATAGTCAGGATACTGTAGCTAGGCTTAATGCTCTAGCAGGTGAATTCACGTCTGAAGTGAGTAGATTTAAGAGGGCGCAAGATCAAGGAGTGATGTCCCAGACTGAGCTTGAGCTTAATGTTCTTAAAGTTACTAGGGAAGCTATAAACAGAAGGCCAGGGTTAGCAAGAGAACTTACGCAACATGCAGAACAAACCCTTAACTTATCTGGTGCTAGGGAACTTGCCTCCTTTGAGGATAGACTAGATCAAGACTTGGCTAGGCAAGAGAGTCAAGCTAAGAAAGATATTGAGACTCAAGCTAGAGGTATGGGTATTTTCTTTGATCCTAGAAGAGCAGATCATGATAATTTAGTTGTCCAAATTCAAGGGAGGCTTATTGAGAAGAATAGTTGGGATGCTTTAAAACAACAAAGAGAAGAAAACCAGTTTTTAGATGAGGAACAAGCTAAACTCTTTATTGAAACTAGAGGACAACAAGCGGCTATGGGTGGTTATGCAGAAACTGTAACAAGTATTTCTGCGTTATTCTCTCCTAATATGTCTGATAAAGACTTCAGAGATGCTAAGCTGAGAGCTAGACTAGAGGTTGACACCTTCCAGGGAACTATACTAGCTTCTATCGCAGCTTATAAAGCTGGGGGTGATCCTGCTGCTAATAAACTATTGGATAATTATACCACTGCTTCTAATAGATTCCTGGATATATTAGAAGGTATAGGTAGTGGAGATGAAGCTAAGAGAGTATTACAAAATCAAGTAGCTACAATGAGAGCGGTACAGGATGCTGGCTTTCTCTCTAAGTTTGATGAACCTACTATGAATGCTATGATTAGATTGAGTGGTAGCTTACCATTCATATTTGAGAGTCAAGACAGGAGTAGTCAACAATTTCTTGCTTCCATTACTGATGGGTTGATTAAAGGTTCCCTTAATACTAGTGCTATGCAACAGAGCTTAGGTGATAGTTTTAACACAGGTAAGACAGATCTGTCTGACATTGTTATCAGTGCTTTACCTGGACTTGTTCCAGGTGATAGAGAGGAGAAAGCAGTACAGCAAAAGAAAGACCCACAAACATTTGAGAGGATGATAGAAACCACACTAGACTTCCTTAGCAAACCAGGAGATGCCAGTAGTGACAGAGCAAAGTTCTCTACGTTAGAGTCTATTACTAAGGAGTTTGGTACAGAAGAATCTAGACAATTCTTAAACAATGCTACACTAGGAACTAAGGCTTCATTAGGAGAGCTTTATAATAACTATGCCCAGGTGTTGACTAGGAGTAGGGACACTACATTACAACAGTTTAAAGATCAAGGAATTGATATTCAAATTAGACTACTACCAGATGGTCGGCTAGTCTATGAATCAGAGGATACAGCAGCAGCTAGATCCATGAATACTAATGTTGGAGCTAGATTTAATGAATTAATAGATGCATACGCTGTATTGTTTAATCAAAGTAGACAGCAGACCTCATCTTTACTTGGTAAGGCATTTAGTGGTGGTAGTGCCTCTGACATTGCTAATGCACTAGATAGTAGAAGTGCTGAATTGGCTGAGGCTAGGGAGACGCAACAGGCAGGTGGTGAGAGATTTATGGATAACTTAGTGCAGGCAGAAAGTGGTGGAGATCCTTTTGCAAAAGCTAAGACATCTTCTGCCACAGGTTTGGCTGGATTTACTGAGGAGACTTTCTTAAACATTATACAAAGAGAAGCACCAGAACTTACAGATGGAAAGACCCGCTCTCAAATACTGGAGCTTAGAGAAGATGGAAATATTAGTAGACAGATGGCACAGGCATTAGCGGATGATAATGGTAGGATTATGGCTAGAGCTAATGTAGAAACTACAGACAGGAACCTATACTTATCCCACTTCTTAGGAGTAGGACAGGCTGTAAGACTTATCAAATCTAAATCTACTACAGCAGTGGAGAATGTAGTTAGCCCACAAGCCGTGGATGCTAACAAAGAAGTATTGCAAGGGAAGACAGTACAAGAAGTGTTAGACTGGGCACAAGGGAAGATGAAATAATGGGTATCTTAGAAATTATGCTAGGAATAGTAAGCCTTATAACCAGTGTTCTATTATTCCTAGTTGGTAGACAGAACAAAAGGATGGACAGGATGGAATCTGAATTGAAAGCACATGAGGTTAGTGATGCTTCTACCCTTATTACTAGAGTGGAGACTGATAGTAAGATGGAGACACTAAAGAAGGATATTAGAGATATAATACACCCCCTTAGTGAAGCCATTACTAGAATTGAAGGTTATTTAATAGCACATCCAAAACAACCTAGTAGTTAATCTATTTTGTTTTGTATTTTTATACTAAACGAATATACCAAGCGGTTGATTTTTTCGAAACACTAACAACCCCGTTTTTATTTTCGTTAAGTATCATCCCATGACATAAACCGGAACCAGATGGACCATTGCCAGAATCTATAAGCTCAGTTTCTTTTTTATGCATTTTACGCTTTCTATCTATGTACATAAATTGAAAGAAAATATATATAAGCAGGAATGATATTAAGATTGATATGATTAATAATGCTATTAAGTTCATTGATATATCCTTTAAGGAAGTTTTGAGTTAGTTATAGCTTGTCCTGCTTTTAATGCTTCTGCTTCCCGTACTACCACTTCCCATTCTACAGCTCGTGCTGCCGCCACCTCTGCTGTTATTCGTGCTGCTGATGCCTCTGCTTCTGCTTCTGCTACTCGTGCTGCTGCCGCTAATATTAATTTCCTCGCTTCTTCCATTGTTGCTTCCCATGTTGCTGTTGCTGTTCGTTCTGTTGCTGCCTTTGCTCGTTCTGCTACCGTTGCTTCTGATCGTTTTGCTGCTGCCTCTGCTGCTCGTGCTAATGTTGCTTTCCTGTCAGCTTCAACTGCTGCTTTCCTCGCAGCCCGTAGCTCGTTGCTGATTGTCGTTGTTTTCATTTTACTACTCCTTGTGTGTTTTCTTTCCTTTCTAACTTTGCCTCTAGTGGTGTTGCTCTTTGTCTTCTCATGCTATCCCTCCCCATACTACTTCCCGTGCTTCTGCTGCTGCTCGTGCTATTCGTGCTGCCGATGCATCGGCTTGTAGCTCGCTGCTGATTGTCCATTGTTTCATAAGTGCTCTCCTTTAAATGTCAGAAACCTGTGTATCACCAAAGACCTGTACATTACCATACACCTGTGCAAGACCATAAACCCTAGCACTATCATAAACCCATGCTCCACCAGCAACCTGTGCATTACCATAGACCTTCGCACTATCAGAAACCTGTGCAAGACCATAAACCCTAGCACTATCATAAACCATGGCTCTACCATACACTCGTGCACTACCAAAGATATGTGCATTACCAAAAACACGTGCATAACCATACACCTGTGCATCGTCAAAGACCCACGCATTACCTGACTGTGCTAAGTTACCTTCACTCTCAATCCAACCACCTTTCTGTCCTTCGGTGATGTTATAGAAGGACTTCAAAGCCTTTATCCTAAAGAGCTTTGTTCCATCCACTACTTTGGTTTCCGTCGTTAGTTCGTACTTATTCATAATTCTTCTCCTTTCTAGTTTCCGTTCCAAACTTTAGATAAAAGGTGAAATGACATGTGTGCCCCTGATCTCCCATTACAAAGACTATGTATAGTATTATCACCAATAAATAAAGGACAAGCACTGCCATCATCTGTATATAATTCTATTACCTGTCCTTTTATAAATCCATCTGTGGTTGCATTCATTATAAATTTATCACCAGCTACATAACCTAGTTCTTCACATGGTGTCATTTAAACCTCCGGTATTCATCAAATAATTTCATACTTTCTGGTAACACTTGTTGTAAGAGCTTGTAGATAGCTTGAGCATAAACCTGAGCTTCTACTTGAGCATGAGCATCCATACGTAAGCTTAGGAAGTGCATCATATTATGTAAGTCCTGTTTCCATAACCAATGTGTATAATGATTTAAGTGCAAGAACATACGTGCATGTTCAGGGGCTACACCTGCCTCTATCGATATCTTATACTCTTTATATGAATAGACACAACACTTATCTAAAGACTCTTTAAATATATCTTGTTCATGCTGTTGTAAGTTGTCTTCCTGGCCTTGTTTAGCTGTCTTAGCTTTGCCACCAACTACTTCAGGTATGTACCACTCAGCAGGAAGTGTTACATATCTACCAGAAACTTCATTAATAGTAGCAGTACGATGTCTAACAAATTGTCTAGCTACAAATATAGGCATCTTCATCTCTAGCCATATCTCCACCATTTCAAAGGGTGTTGTATGCCAATTCTTCATGAGATAGTTACACAGTTTTATGTCTTGCTCTTTAGTACGTTCTGTGTCCGTCTGATCGAACGACATACGTGCCGCGTTAGCAGGATCTGCGTCCTCAGCATCATAGCTAGCTAAGTCTCTTCGTGTTGGACCTGATACATTTCTTAGAGCTACAAACCCATGATCTAATACATTAATTATCATATTTCACACCCCCCGGCAGTACAACTTAAGGTTTGAGATCCTTCAGTATTATCTCTCACTTCCTTCATATCATCTAATTTAATATCTATAGGCATTGCTGCAACCATCGCCTCATATGCTTCTTTTGTTAAATCTTCATAGGGAGCTTGTACATAACTACCCCCATCATAAGGAAGAAAGGAGATACCGGACACCTCATCAAAGTGTTTCCACACCCATGCAATTACGTCAGGCCATTCTTCTTCACGTACAGACACCGTAACCGAGGGCTTGTGTTCACACCAGTGTCTTTGATATATAAGCCACAACTCAAGTTGCTCGATGGCAGTTCTATCATTTCTCCTGATTGCGCCTTCTGGGGCTTTGATAGGAAAAGAGAACACTACTGTTGTATCAGGGCTTCGTACATCGTCTTCAACACTCACCCCCTTATCTTTTAAGAATAGGTACATAGGGTCTTTCTTGTCCATCCTTATTCTTCTAATGTAATAATCAGCATGACGAGTATGAATACCACTGGCAGAATCAACAAGTTGGGAGACTGTACCAGAAGGCTTGACACAAGTAATAGCAGCAGACTCAGGTATGCCAAGAATCTTACTCCACGTTTTATTAGTTTCTCTAGCATGATTTCTTAACTCCTCTAATGTTGTTTCTAAAGTCTCATCTCCCACCTCATCAAAACCTGATGCAGAACCATTTAATACAGGATGATCCATAATACCAGTAAGACTAACACCTAATAGTCTCTCTTCCTCAGTGTTCTTCTTCCATTTACTAGATAGGTATTTAAAGTCTGTTAATGTTGCCTGTATGGTTCCTAATATTGTAGCCAGTTCTACTTTACGTTTTAAATCTTCAAATATATCAGAGGATCTGACGACCACTTCTGATAGATTACACACCTGTTTACTACGAAGTATAATTTCGCTACATGGATTGACTAAATAATCTATGTCCTGGTTTCTCCTTCCCCATTTAGACGCTTGTACTTTAGCGGCTTGTCTATTGTAAATACCGCGTTCCCCAGCCTTACTTTCTATAAGAGCTGTCATCTCTCTCATATAGGTGTCTATATCTGGCTTCTCTGTATAAGCAATACTATTGTTAGCTAAGGCAAATTCAGGGTGAGATTCCCACCAGTTACCAGACTTAGCGTGACGCATACGATCATCACTAAGATTAGACAAACTGATAAGTGCAGAGCGGCGTACTCCACCAACAACAACCACCTCGGCAATTTTACAAACAAGACCGTGTACAGAGATGCTATTAAGCCTATTACCATTGTTAGAAGTAAATAAGGAAACAGTATATATAAATAAGTCATTTAATGGCTCCGGGCCTGATGCCCGACCTCCGAATGTTTTAAGGGGACTTCCCGCTGACCGAATCTTAGACAGATTCCAGGTGACTTTGAAATTACCATTATAGAGTTCAACGATAAGAATTCGTAAAGCTGATGCCCATCCATATTTACTATCTGCAACATGTATTTTATTCTCCTTTCTGTCAAATATACTAAGTTCATCTTTGTCTACTCCAGGGAAGTTCTTATTGTTTCTTTGGTAAACACTCCTACCTAACTTATGACCTACCACTGGTAAGCTAGCTATCACTTGTCTCTCACAAGAGAACCCCATACCAGTGCCACATAGAAGAACATACATAATCTCATCAAAACATATAGGAGAAGAAGCATGTATAGTAATAGGTGTATCTATTCCTGCATCTACCATTTCTTCAGTTAACACTTCTAAATTATTACCAGATCCCCCTGCCTCTATAGCTGCACAATTATAGGCAGCTATATTATCTCTCTCACAAGCTTCTCCCGCAGACATAACCAATCTCATACTAGGCATTACTTCTAAGTTCAGTATTGCCTCTTCTAATTCGACAGCTACCTTTAATAATACTGGTTGTTTGGTGGTAAGATAATCCATTAAACGACCTACTGTTTCCTGCCATATTTCCCTACGTCCTTTATCTTCTAAATAACGAGCATAACGGCTCTTATGTATGATATTTTGGTAAAGGGTAGGTAAACCTTTATTACTATTTACTATTTCCATATTCTCTATATTATCTATATCTATGTCATTTTTAAACATTATTCATCCTCTAAGTCCTCTTCAAAATTATGTCTTCTTTCTTCTATAACATCCTGAAATCTATCAACCAAATCTTGAGAGGAAATATCTAATATTTCTAAGAGACTCACCTCATCTAATCTAGCTAGTCGTTCGTTAATGTCTGTTGTTGTGAGGGTCATATCTCTTCTCTCTCTTCTTTTAAATATTGCTGGTACATTCCACAGGTTTATGGGGGGAAACCAAAGATTAGGCCAAGTCAGCTTCATCCACTATTTCCCCTATAGCTAAGTTAATATTAATCATTCTTCTTCCTATATTCTAATTCTTTTCTAAAGATTTCTAATATGGCTGGGCTTAGCCACTTAAATTGAGTAGTCATTATGGCATGTATATGCTTTTCTGTCAAGTCTTTTAATGGGGTGTAGCAAAGACAGGCTGTACCATCTTCACCACGAGATCCCCATTCAAACTCCTCTCTTATTCTATCAAAAGGATCTGAAGAAGTTAAAGACATTTCTTTAAAATCTAAGAGGCCTACTCGTCTTAGGTAGGACATACCGCCATCTACGGCATATACAAGGCCATTCTTATCTGTGTGCTGAACATAATCATGTTGATGTCTACTTGTTATAATAGTACCATCTGGTGTCTGTATACTGTTTCTTAATATAGTCATTATGTAACCTCTCTATAAATTTTTCTCGTTGTTCAGTCTGTATCTTCTTCATCCTCTTAATAATCAATTCTTTAAATGCAATATCGTTAGATATGAGGGGGATAACATCATAACCTCTGTACGAGTTAATACAGGCTCATAAGGTATACTATCCATATTTCTCTCTCTCAAATAATTCATCGAGGGATGCTGTTGAGAACCTTGCTTGACAAACCATATAAAAGACAAGCTAACATTTCCTCTGTACAGACATCAGGTAACTCCATTCTATGGTGGAGGCCATTAGAAAGACTAATTATTATCTCTTGTCCTGTAGAGGTTGTCTTCACTTCTATATTATTAAGAACAGTTAGTTCATATTTAAACATCATATTTCTCCCTCAAATAGTTCATAGAAACAAACATCTCATCGAAGGAGCCATTGACAACCTCGTTTAGCATAATAATACCTCGCCAATGATTATTAGTTTGGTGATTCAAATAAGCTTCATCATGTTGATAGAAACTTCCGGCAATAATGGACATAAGATGAACACCGTCACCACGCACCCCATAAGCCACGTCACGGCCTTGTTGATGACCAGCTATACATGACATATGCTTCTTATTAATAAGCATCCTAGCACTCGTTATAGCATTTCCCCTGACACCTGAAGGAAAATAATGGCAATAGGCTATTCCATCTACTACGACGGGTTCTAAGAAAGGAATGACTTCCCAACCATACTCTTCATATCGAAGATCATCTATTGACATTAAACCTGAAAGCTTTCTATCCTCTTCTATAGCACGGTTAATTCGATCTTCATGATTGCCTAGTGTAAGAATAAGCCTAGGGTTCCATCTCTTTCTATGATTATCCTTTAACTTATTTATTTCTCGTAATATAGGCTTCATCAGAGTCTTCATAGCCTCTCTAGAACATTTTATATCTGCTTCATATGAC